CCCGCGTTGATAAAGTACAAACCGCCGCAGAATCAATGCTGGCGTAATTTTGTTGTGCTAGTCTCGCGCAACTTTGCAGGGCCATTTATGAAATCAAAAGTCTCGCGCGAGAAATTTGTCGAAGTGTGGAACCAATATGGCTCTGCGTCAAAAGTAGCAAAATACCTAGATGTAACTGAACGCTCGGTAATGAACCGCAGGCGCAGAATAGAAAAAGACACTAATGAACCCCTTCTTGCTGCCAATGAGCAAGCAAGGCCATATTTTCATTTTCAGCCTATCAAAACATCGCTCAATCGAGTTGAGTTAGGCATCCTTGACCAGACCGTCATTGTTTTCTCTGACGCGCATTTTTGGCCTGGTGAATACACAACCGCGTACAAAGGGCTTTTGTGGGCTATCAAGGAACTCAAGCCCCACGCCATCATTTGCAATGGTGATGCATTTGATGGGGCTAGTATCAGCAGGCACGACCCGCTAGGCTGGTCAAAGACCCCAACAGTCATAGAAGAATTAAAAGCAGTCCAAGCCCATCTAGGCGAGATTGAAGAAACCGCAAAAGCTGCACGGCACAATGTCAAGCTATTGTTTACATGGGGCAATCACGACACCCGCTTTGCCAACAAGCTGGCATCACAAGCGCCGCAGTATCGTGAAGTGCATGGGTTCAAGCTAGAAGACCATCTTCCAGCATGGGAGTTTGCTTGGTCTGTTTGGCCTACGCAAGAATGCTGCATCAAGCACCGTTACAAAAACGGCGTTCACGCTACGCACAACAACACGGTTAATGCCGGTGTGTCTATCGTGACAGGCCATTTGCACAGCTTAAAGGTTACGCCGTTTGCTGATTACAACGGCAACAGATATGGTGTAGACACCGGAACCCTTGCGGAGCCGTATGGCCCACAATTTGACTACGGAGAAGGCAACCCATTAAACCACAGGTCGGGCTTTGCTGTCTTGACATTCAAGGGTGGTAGGATTTTGTGGCCTGAGTTAGTTCACAAATGGGCTGACGACCAGGTGGAGTTTCGGGGTCAAATCATCAACGTATAGGGGTTTTTATGTTTCATTTCACATTTTTGGTTAACAACGTAGAAGAAGTCGAAGACGATTTTGACTTTTTGGCTGATTGCTTTGAAGAAGGCGAAGAGTACGAGTACGACGAAGACGCAGATTGCTACTGCTGGTACGACGAAGAGCACGAAGCCTGGTACTGGCTCAATGAAGAGACCGGCGAGTGGCTCTTGGTTGAAGACGACGAAGCCGATTGGGGCGACGACGAAGAAGAGTACGAAGACGAAGAAGAAGAGTGCGAAGAAGCCTAATCAGGGTAAATCATCGCTAAAGCGTCATTTATGGACGCTTGAATCTGAGACACGACTTGCTCAAAAGGTAAGTCGTGTTTTCTACTTTTGCGTAGAACTTCGTTGATTTCGTGTAGCGTTTGCCAAGCATAGCCCGAGTGGATTGCTTTGATGGCCTCTTCTTCGTCGTTAAATGTCGCTGTGATTTTCATGTTGCACCATTTCGTTAAGTGATATGTCAATCTCTACTTGGGCGGCCATTCCGTCCTCATATCCTCGGGCATAGGAGCTTTGCTCAACCGCAATCAATTGATTGATTAGCCGCTGCTGAATATCGCAAACGCGGGTCAAGCTATCTAGCGCCAAATCTTTTTTTGTCCATGTGCGCTGTTTATCTGCGGACATTTCCCGCTTGGCGTGAAAGCCGCCTTGTCTACGCTCAATGTCTTCAAACGCTTCGTCTTCTGCTGTTTTCATAACATTCCATTTCGTAAAATAATGCAAGTGCCTTCTATCGTGGTAATCATCTGCCCACTTTTAAACGCCATCTTTTGCATATTTTCTTTTTGCGCCTCAATCACGGCGCGGCATTGTTGTTCGGTCTTAAACCAAGTTTGTGCTTGCATAAATTGGCAATGCTCAACCATACACACAAACAACACAGGGATATAGATAACTTGAATCATGCTATCAATCCCCACACAAAACTGCCCATTATTGAAACAAACAACACAAAGAAAAATATGGCAATGACTGTCTTAATGAAGTCCACAAAGAAGTCGCCACCAGCGTCGGTATCGTCGTCGTTCATTTGCATTTCTCCGTAAAAAGTGCCCTCATACTGTGGCACGATGGTTCGCAAGACTTGTATCCAATGGTAAAGCCAACTACAACAATCGTAGAAACCAAGCCAACCGCAGCAAAAAAATCAGCAACGTATTTCATAGCTTCTCCGGTGTTTGCATGACATAGCTGGCATAACGCTTTTTGTCTTTCTTAACAATGATGGTCTCAATGTTCCACCCGACTTTTTTAAGGTCAAAGACAATAGCTGCCAGGCGAAAACATCCACAACCATTTAGCGCATCAATCGGCGTAAGTGGCAGGCCAAAGCGCAATCTTTTGAGTACCCATTCGGTTTGTGTCATATGGCCTCTTAAAAAGGAATATCTGAGTCATCATCTTTTGGAAACCCGTCATCTTTAGGGAATCCATCTTTAGGGCGCGGCGGGTTAAGGTATGCCATGCCGTTCCAGCCGCCCTCAATGACGGGAATAGAGCGCAGCTTCATCATCAAGCCTGCCTTAGTCTCCATCACCACACCTATGCGCTGATACGAGTTTTTGGTCTCGCCCTGTTTGTTTTGATAAGTACCGTCTTTAACGGTGATTTCGTAAATTACTGCCATGATTAACCTCTTAAAGTTTCTGCGTGTTTTTTAATTGCGCTGCGAGTCTTGCTGTCAAGCATTCCCCATAGCGCCGTTTTTTCTTCCACATCGGTGATGCCCGAATATTCTTCAAACGCACCGATTAGGTCATTGGCGCTCATGCGCTCATTGATTGCTGCTGCAACGTCCGCAACAATGTTCATGCGGTTAGATGGAACCAGGTCAGTCTTAGTGGCCGACACTTTTGGCGCTTTAGATGCCGCGTTGCCATCATCATCTTCCGGTGCTATGCCGCAAGCCGCCATCAGGCTGTAGCGCCTGGCGTAAGTCAAAGCCGAGCCATACCCTTGCGGGTCTTGTTTGGCCGCAGGAACGTGCAGCTTGCCGCACTCCAATGTTTCGCCTGATTCGTGGACAAACACCGTTTCCACGGTCACGCCGGTGCTATCCTCAGATGTGCGCTGCACAAGGGCTATTCCTGCGCTGTTTAAGGCATCTACAACCGCTTCAATGCAGCCGGCAAGGTCAACGTACTTAGACCGGAAATGCGGGTTTGTGGACGTTTTTAAGGCCGGTGCAAATCCGCGCTGGGCGCGTACTAACGCTGATGCAATATTCTTCATAGGTCACCTCCAAAATCAATTCCACAATGCTCACAAGTGAAGTACCACAGCACATTCACATCATCAAAGGCGTGGCGGGTTAAGTCGCCGCAATCGCGCCCACAATCGGGGCATTCATAGTCTTCACACTCTTTGGAGTTGTTCTTTAAGCCATTCGATTCGTTCATCTTTATGCTCCAGTTGTTGACACAAAAACCAAACGTACAGTTCTAAAAAACCTTTGGGGTCGCCCTTAGAATTGCATTCCGCAATGATTTCTTCATGGTTGTTGCTAGTGACCATGTTTTTGCTCCCACATCAATTCGGCTTGCACTTGCATCAGTTCTTCTTTTGCAAATTCAGATTCAGCACACAATTCGCGGATGTTGGCCCGTAGGCATCCAACTTCGTAAGCCAGCCGGTCTGCACGGTCAACGCTGTAATTTATGGCCGCCTCATCACATTGTTTGATGATGGCATCAGCACGAGCAACTGCTTTCATTTGTTAAGCCTTTCTTCGATGTATTTGGTGATGTAAGCGCGGGTTCTGTCGTTAAGGTAATCAATCCATTCAAGTCCGTCTTGCATAACTGAATAAATAACAAGAACGCCACTAACGCTGCTTTTTTCGTAACCAACTAACAACGTGGCAAACTCGCCGTTTGCTTTTAAGTCCCACTCAACCTCCATAAATGTGTGTAGGGTAGGCATTTAGTCTCCCAGCAACTTGGTGCTAAGTTTTTCTTCCATCCACATCAGCAACTCTTTGCTCAAAATGTCGAGGAACTCAACGCCCTGATGTTTGATAGACCAAATGTTTACCCACGTTTCCGTAGGCTCATCAAGGCGGCTGACTTCGTATTCAATGTCGAAGACCGCGCCCTCATAAGTGAATTGGATTGTGTTCACAGGCCGCCTCCAACAAAGTAACCAATGGTGTAGATGAAGATAACAATGGAAACCGTTGTGATGATGGAATCCCATGTTTTTTTAGACATAAAAACCTTTCTTAGGGTCAAAACATCGCGTTGTTGCGATAGGCGTATGTTAAGCGTTCTTAACAGTATTTTATGCACTAAAGTTGCGAAATGCTATAGGGCAAACCCTAATGTTTTTAAGTTGTTAAGCTGGCTTACAATGCGCGGATGGAAAAAAGAGAAGCAATCAAGCGGGCTGGCTCGGCAAGCGCCTTGGCTAGAATCCTTGGCGTGAGCCGGTCTGCTGTATCGCAATGGATACACATACCGCCAGCCAGGTTGTGGCAATTGAAAGCCATGCGGCCTGAGTGGTTTTTGGTGTAAGATTGTGCGAAACCCGGCTAGGTCTGAAGTCATGAGCAGACCGAAAAGCGAGCCTCCCCGCCTGCCGAAGTTTCCTTGTTAGTGGAGGACAGACGGAGAATTTATGCATTACTACCAGTTCCACATTGGGGACTACAAGAGCCATACCCATCACTTGACTGTGATTGAGGACATTGCCTATCGGCGGCTTTTAGACCATTACTACCTACACGAATCGCCCATCAAACAACGGGACATTGCCCGTCAAATTGGGATGCGCGACAACGAGCAAGAAGTTTTGAGCGTGCTTAACGAGTTTTTTGTTAGTAGCGATAAAGGGTTTGTAAGTCCTCGTGCTGATGAGGAAATTGCCAAATATCGCGAAATGGTTGATGCTGGAAAACGTGGGGCCGCTAAACGGTGGTTATCCCCTCCCGATAGCCCCCCTATTGCCCCCCCTATTGCCCCCCCTAATGCTACCCCAATAGCAACCAATTACCAAGAACCATTAACCAATAACCATAAACCAAAGAATACAGTCGCCCCGCCGTTCGGCGTGACGGATTCTGTTTGGCAGGATTGGTTAAAGCTAAGGAAAGCAAAAAAAGCGGCAGTCACCCAAACGGCGATAGACGGGATACAGCGCGAAGCGGACAAAGCGATGGTAAGCCTACAGGCAGCTTTAGAAATGTGCTGTGAACGGGGCTGGACTGGCTTTAAGGCCGAATGGTTGCAGCCTAAACAATCTCATGGCTATCAGGACAAGAACCTTGGCGCTGCTAGGGCCATCTTTGGTGATGAAAGAAACTTCAATGCCCTCCAAATTACCTGATGGCTGGATTCAGCGCATCTTTGCCGCGATGCAGGGCAACTACGGCACTCGGTTTATGAACCAATGGAAGACCGGCCAAGTGCTGCCTGACGGGTCGGACGCGGGCGTGGTTAACGCGATGAACCATTGGGCTGAAAAGATGGGCGGGACAAGCGCGGCGACAATCAAGCGGGCACTTGAGCAGCTTCCGGAAGAACCGCCAAGCCTGCCGCAATGGATGGCCCTGTTACGCCGCTGCTATATGGAACCATCGGTTTTGCGGTTAGGCAACGACTTGACCGCCGAACAGATAGCAACGAATAAGCGGCGTATTGCCGAACTGATTGCGAGCGTGAAAAACAATGTTTGACCCATTCAAGATAACCGAACCGACTTGCATTAGCTTTAGCGGTGGGCGTACCAGCGCCTATATGCTGTGGCGGGTATTGCAAAGCAATGGCGGTCTGCCAACAGAAACGATTGTTTGTTTTGCCAACACCGGCAAAGAAGATGAAGCCACGCTGCGGTTTGTTCAGGATTGCTCAGAACATTGGAATGTGCCTATCACCTGGTTGGAGTACAGGAAAGATGGATATGCGGTGGTGGACTACAAGACAGCGAGTCGTAATGGGGAGCCTTTTGAGGCGCTGATAGACAAACGTCACTACTTACCCAATACATTTGCTAGGTTCTGCACTTCTGAACTCAAGATTGTCCCCATGAAAAAGCATCTAAAGTCTTTGGGATATGAGGACATTGCCACCTTTGTCGGCATACGCGCAGATGAACCACGAAGGGTTGCCAAGATGAAGGACAACGCAGACATTAAGGAAACTCCGCTTGCCACGGCAAAGGTAACGGTTGCGGATGTTCTGTCCTTTTGGGATAGGCAGCCATTCAACTTACAGACCGTCACAGTCAATGGCAACTCATTGTTGAGCAACTGCGACCTGTGCTTTCTCAAGAAAGCAGACCATCTGCTAGGTCTAATTCAAGACAAACCGGAGCGGGCTGTGTGGTGGGCAAACATGGAAAAAAAGATAGGCGCAAGGTTTAACCAGGCACATCCAAGCTACGGCGATATGTTGAGTTACAACGAAAAACAACGCGATATGTTTGACCCAGCAGAAGAAGCAATTTCCTGCTTTTGTGGGGACTGATGTGTTTGACATTGAAAAAATCCGCGAGGCAACTTTTGCAGAATTTGTGCGCCTTTGCCGCGACCCAGCCTGGAAAGAGTGGGCATGGGTTGAAGTAAAGCGCATGGATGAGGACGACTTGTTTAGGGGCATCAAAGCCCATGTTTTGGAGCAAATGAATGCGACACGCAGCAAGGGTTGACGGGAACCAGGCCGAAATAGTTGCCGCGCTAAGGGAATCAGGAGCCTCTGTATTCGTTCTAAAGCTGCCGGTAGACCTACTTGTAGGCTATGCGGGAAAAACGGCCCTAGTCGAAATTAAAGACCGAAGCAGCGCTTACGGTAGAAAAGGGCTAAATGAAAAACAAAGCGCATTTTTGAGGGGTTGGAATGGTGGGACGGTGGCTTTAATTGACTCGGTGGAAGCCGCGCAATGGCTGATAAGGTGCATGAGTGATAGTCCACCTGTATAGCCCGACTCAAGCCACAACGGTCATGAAAGACCTGTGGCCTAAAATCAAAGATGCGTTGGAATCGGGCAAAAAGCTGCGCTTGGAAATAAAAGAAAGCAGGCGTAGCACCGAGCAAAACGATATGTTCCACTCCATCATTGCCCAAATTGCCAAAAAAATGAGCGAAGCAGGGTCAACGTGGACAGCCGACGATTGGAAACGCCTGTTGATTGACCAATGGGCGCATGAGACCAATCGCAGAATCGGCAAGGTTGTGCCAAGTTTGGACGGTGACCGCGTGGTGCAGCTTGGCCTACAGTCTCACAAATTTACGGTTGAGGACTCAAGCGAGTTCATTGAATTTTTAATTGCCTGGGCAACTAATAAAGGAATTGACGTATGAAATGCCCTGTATGCGGGTCGTGGACTTTTGTAAAACAAACGGTAATCAGAGAAGACAACACAAGAAAGCGACGATATGAATGCGCCAATGAACACCGGTTTGGGACGGTCGAAACAATTGTATGTGCGAAGCAAAAGCCTGCTAAAAGCGGCGCGAAGCCTGGCGTGTCAGCATTGCGGGATTGACGATGGAACCGTAGTGGCCGCACACACAAATTGGGGCGGCGGCAAAGGGAGGGGGATAAAAGCCACCGACCTTTTAATCGCCAGCCTGTGCTTTCGCTGTCACTACAACCTAGACCAGGGCGCTGCCCTATCCAAAAGTGAGCGACAAGCCATGTGGCAAGCCGCCCACGAGAAGACTATTTCCGCATTGACGGAAGCGGGGCACTTGGCTGCGCTTCATGGGAGCGGTGCATAGGGTGGGCGTGAGCCATATCCGTCCGTTCATGGGCTTTGAGTTCTTTTTCCAATTCCATGACTTTGCGGCGTTCTGCTTTATACTCACGCTCAATCACATAGTTCGAGGGCGTAGAGTGTTTTGCTTTCTCGGCGGTGATTTTGAAGTTTGTTG